AAAAACAATAAATCCCATTATTATAATTATGATTATCAATTAATTGTATTATATTTTGAAAGTAAATCCCATTTATTTATATTTGCATCGTGAATCTATCTATCACAGACCGATTCACGATATTACATAAACTTTTAAAAACAAAATTATGAAATCAAATCTAATTTTAAAATCAGAGAGTAGAACTCTTTTAGGAAGCCCTGTATCCATAATGAGTAAAGATGGATATGTGTGTATAACAGAAGCTATGGATTCTATAAAGAAAAAAAGGGAATCAATGAACTTATCCGCAAAAGAAATAAATGATGTATTGCGTAATCAAGGGTTCAAGGAGAAGATAAGAGCATTGATGACTCAATTAGGATACGGTAATGATAGCTTAAAGAAGAGAATAGATTATGATAATCTAACGTTGAAAGAATTTAGAAAAATAGGACTAGCCTATAGAAAAGGAGGTAGAGGGGATCAAAAATGGTTTATAGATCCATATATTTTCGTAACTATAGCAATGGAACTAGATCCGGAGATATACGCTACTGTTGTTATATGGCTTACAGACGGATTGGTTAAAAACAGGAATATAGCCGGAGATACATATATAAAAATGTGCAAGGATGTTAGATCTTTGTTATGTGATAATATAACAAATAATGAATTTTCAGCATATATATCAAGAATAGCGAAAGGAATGAATTATGTGGTATTTGGTAAACATGAAGAAGGAATAAGAAATTACGCTTCTATTGACCAGACGCAAGAGATAGTTATGCTCCAAGGGTATATATCCGATATGATAGAAAGTGGATTCATATCTGACTTTAATGCCCTAATCAGGTATCTTGGAGATAAATGGGAAAAAAGATGGGGTAATATAAATCCGGTGACAGGATGTTAAAAAAACCGGCCCGTCTTTTAACTGACAGGCCGGATAATCAAAACTAACGTTGTTTATTTGAAAGAAGCCACATTATCCTTATCCATTCTATATCTATACAATTCATTCTCATTAAGGTTGAATTGTTTAGCGACCATATCCAGAATCTCCTCCACAAGATAATCGGGCAGCTCCGGGTCGATGTCCGTGGACTGGATACCGGCGGCGTTGATATACCCCGACAGGTCCACCCTGACAGGACGGCGGTAGTACGTCATCTTAACCTCCTCGGTACGGAAGCCTGACTCGTAGACCACGACCTTCCCGTTCCCTATGGAGTAGAATGTCTCACGGTAGTCGTAAGAAGGACGGTTATTCTCGTCTCCAAGAAGCTCATGGATATTCTCGTTCTTAGCCTCCCACATAACGAAATCAGTGGCCTCACACCCTTTGTATGAGAAAACTCCTTTTATGTTAGAGAACCATAGATAGTCGTCAGGTAAGTTAAAGGACGTAGACTCAGGGTCATCCATCCTAACCGCATTATCCAACGACATCCAATAAACAAGAAGGTTTTGGATGGAGCGTATAGTCTCGTCATCCTTCCTATTTAGATAGTACTTAACTAACCGGTCTTGGGCCTCGTTAAACAACAACACGAACCTTCCCGGATCAAGCTTAATCCCGCCATTGGCAAGATTCTGCTCGTTCTTCTGCAAAGACCTTAGATACGCTTCTTGGATTGTCATCGTTATTCCTCCTTAATCTTATCACCTTCCTCTACGTCATCCTTCTTCTTAATATCCTTAACCTTCTTGGTCTTGGACTTATCATCGATATTAGACATAGACATGATCTCCTCATACTCATCCAATACATTAGCCTTTATGTTAATAAAGTCTTTCTTGGTAGCCAAGAACTCAGCGGATGTCCGAACGTCAGGTCCTATGATCTGGCCATTATATTGTAATCCGGATGGAGTCATATTGATACGACCATTTCGTTGAAGGACGTTTACGATACGGTAAAACTCAAGAACTTCCTTGAAATCACCTTCCAATGACCGATCCCAGATATCAAGCAGATAATCGACATTGGTCTTCTTCTCATTCATCCAGTTTGATAGAGATCCTGTATAATACTCATCCTCCGTGAAATCCGGGCGAGTTACGATACCGATGTAAAGAAGAAGATCGATGACAGCCTGACGATCGTCGCCGCCTTTCTTAAGAGCGCTGATAAACTTATAGCTGATGTTCATCTTATTGATCTCACGCTGCTGAACGAAATCCTTCATATTGTCTTTCTCCACGAAACAGAACATGGAGTTCATGAAGACAGGATCGCCATCCATTTCCTGAGGAGTCAACATGCCGGAAAATACAGCCAGATATAAATAAAATAGATCTACAGTATTAGCCGTATTATAAACCTTACCCATGAAGATCTTATCTTTAGCGTCATCCCAAAATTCTAAATTGGTTTGAGATAGATCCATCTGCGACATTTCCTCGAAAGGCTTCATGATATTATCTACCCGCTGTTTGACGAGCTTATCGATCTCATTCTTGTCAAGACCATTATAGCATCTTGATCTTGGATAAAAACCGGTGTTATAGGCCTTGGAGAAATCATCCCAAGGGCAACATACGTGAGTGGCGTTCTCCGGGAACGGAGCTTTAGCTATATTAGCGTCTTGAAAGGCCTGAGGAGCACTTCCATCGTGTTTGCCTACAACCTCATATAAGGTATCTGACATGATATTGAAGCCGTTTACCTCGACCAATACCTTCTTTGATTTTAAAATCTCTTTCATTTCCTTATTTTTTGCGTTACTTTCCTAAAAAAAGAGGAGAGGAATATCCTCCCCTCTAAAAACCAAATTATATATATGAAAAAACTTAGCCGAAGTAGTTCGGTTGAAGCTCGATAATCAAGAACTTACTGTTATCCATAACCCATGCTGCGGAAGCGGAGTGGCACCAGAATTGTTCTTTCATGCCCGGCAAGGATGATACGATCTCATTTCCGTTGGCTTTGTGCGCCCAACGACCGTACTCATAGCCCCACCACATACTTACACCTTCTGGCTTGATATAGAATACGTTGTTATTCATATTACCTAACTTAGCGTTAGCCGTATTAGGAATAGCGGAATACGCGTTAGTCGATCCAGCGTCAGTGATATTCTCGATAATACAAGAATAAGAGGATCTAGGATACATGCCATTCACTAACTCGCTACGATCTGTCATGTCAGCGTAATCCAAAGAAGGATCGTGCTCGAACTCAACATTACCGATGCCCGGGATGAAAGCTCCCTTAACCTGAACCGGACCTAAGATCATGGCGTCATTAGTACCAGAGATAGGGTTAGAAGGCAACATCCTATCGCTTCCCATACCCCAGCTTAAGTTCTGCAAGGTAGTGAAGAACGATTCCCTGATCAACTTCTCTAAATTGATCATAGCCATAGCTCCTACCTTGAACTTAATCTTACGTTCCGTAATAGGAAGATCCTGACGTCCACGGAAAATATAAGATGCGGCAGCCATAAGCGTGTCCTTAGTAATACCCATCGGACGGCTATAGTAGATAGTGTAACCACGGCGAAGCTGACGGTAGATACCCTCATTCAAATGGATAGGACCATTTTGATCCATGATAATACCACCTTCTTGCCACATCAACTGTCTAGCCTCTAGCTTAACCAATTCAGCCATACAGAACACCTCCAATGTAGAGGCTACCTTAGCCGTACGTAAGTCAAGTCTACCATTGACAGTCTTACCGATAATAGCAAGATCAGGAATATTACCCTCATACTCACTTCTCATAGCATTCATTCTCCGTAATGCCGTCTCAACAAACTCAGACGTACTATTCTGCGCTGCCTGCATGGACTTCATACCGGCATACATAGTAGCCTCGCCCTCAACACCACGATGGTTTCCTAAACGGAACTCGCAGGTCATGGAACCGGCCTTGTCAGCTCCAGATACCTTAGAGAACTGGGTACTGTACTCACCAAGAGCATGACCGATCTTCCAATAACGGATACCCGGACGCAATTTCTCTTTAGGGAAGTATTTAGCCTTACCGCCAATAACACGACCCCAATAACGTGTCAAGTCTCCTTCCGTCTTAGACGGGATCTCACCTGAGATAAGGATATTACAGCCATTAGCTGCGTCATAGGTAATGACATCATAAGCCGTAAACTCAGAGGTATTCAAAACGATATCAAACAAACTACCGTCAATACCCGGTTTTAGATGATGACCTGAAGTATCCTCAGCCGTAACGACAGCGAATGTCTTTGTAACAGGTAAATCATAACGGAAAGAAGCTCCAATACCGTTAACGGAGATCGTAGCACCGTTATTAATCATACCCATATACATCGGAACAGGGTAGTTGGCGATATTAGAGAACAAGTTCAACAGACCTAGATGATTCTTGTCCGGATCCTCATAATACCAGCTCGCCAATGAGCCTAAGTTATGCTCTACGAGCGAAGTCTTATAGTTCTTGGCATCGGTGAAGGCGATAACGTTATCACCATTCACGGTAGCCGGAAAACTTTTTGTCAAAAAAAGGTTCATAATTATCTATCTTTTAATGTTATACACTCTTTGATCCACTTAGATCAAGGAAGTTAGCCTCTATAGTATCATTATCGATATTATTCTTATTCTGCTTTCCTCCCTTATTGCCAGAAAGAAGAGTGATGGTCTTCTTATTAACCTCCATCTTAGCCTTGTTAGTCTTCTGTTTAAGAAACTCGTCCTTATTCATCAAGAACAAAGCCAGATCAGCGGCCATGTCCGGATTCTTGATAGCCTCCGAATAAGCTTTATCTATAGCCGTATGACCTTGATTGTCTATCGGCTTGGTAACGAAATCGACAGCCTTACCTATCATCGTGTCAGTCAACTGGAACCCTGAGCTTATAGACGTCTTAAGACCTTTCTTATAGATCTTCATCTGCTCAATCAACTCCTGTTTCCTTTTCTCGGATTTTTTCTTCTCCTCCTCGATAAGGTTATCCATCTCCTTTTTCAGGATATCATGGAACTTATTGGCCTTGGACTCAATGAACTCATCGCCCTTGCCAATCATCATCTCCATATTATCCTTTATCTCGTCTTCCGGCATACCCAACATCTTATAATAATGCTGGATGACCGCAAGCTGATCATTCTTGTTGCTCATATCAAGGTTGTCCAAAGGCGCCTGAATGTTCTGATATTGGTTTAGGAGCTGACCTACGTTACCTCCAGCCTTATCCACCTCTATCATCTTCTTCATGAAGTCAGACATAGAACCGGTATCAACCTTATCCTTCAACAACTCATCAGCCTTATCCTTGATCAATCCCTCCACTATATCGAGTAAATCATCCTCTTTAGTGATAGTAGAAAGATCGACTGGCTTATCATCTACCATAATATCAAGGCTATCGATACTGTCGATGATACCTCTGGCAGCCATCTTCTCCAAGAAAGATTTCCCGTTAAACACTGATACCACGTTATTATTATCAGTACCGCCTTCGCCAAAGGAATCTGGGTCTGGGTTGGTAGCGTCGCCGCCCTTATCCCCGCCACCGTCAGCCGCTCCGCCGTCGGCAGGCTCTTCCTTGGTATCACCTATAGGATTACCATCCTTATCATATTTACCCTCGATATTATTCTTATCGCCATCACCGTCACCACGGTAAAAAAGTTCCTCGACACTCATGGTCTTAAAACCCTTAGCGAAATCACCCATGTCATTCATACAATTTCCTTTTTTGCTTTTTACAAAAGTATTATTAATCCAATTACCAATTAAATCAAACCCATTATAGTATATGACAGAATTTTACGCCAAAATGATTACAGATTTTGTAAAAATATTTACAAAACTTGTAATCAATTCTTGTTTATCATCGACGTAAACCTATCTGTATCAGAACGTTTGTTTCTAGCGTCTATCTCCTTTTCTTTTAATTCCAACTTTCTTTTCTCTATCTCCTCACGAGATCTTCGCTCAGCCTCGGCGTTAGCCTGTCTGGTTCTCATCTCCTCTTCCTTGATATCAAGATCCCTTTCCCTTAAAGCCCTATCAGCCATAGCCTCGACATAATCCATGCCTTCAGAGTTGTTCTCGGTCCTAGCCGCTTGACCGGCGGCCATTATGCTCTTACCCCTTAAGTCGAAGTTGCCCTTGATATAAGCCAGCTCCTTATCCTTCTCATGCTCATCATTACGAGCCTGTTGATCGGCCTCAGCTTGCTGCTGGACAAGTCGCTGTTGATTCTGGTATTCTTCCTGCCTTACACGATCGGCGTAAGATCTAGCATCCCTTCCGATCTGATTCATCTCAGCCGTTGAGTTGGCGCTCATCATCCTAGTGATATCAAGTAAGTCATTACCTAACGTATTTGTCTGTAATATATATTGTTTCAAATTCTCCAATTCCAGACGTTTCTTGGAATTAGAGACAGCCATAACATTAAGATGACGTAACGACAAGCTATTATCCGTAAGACTGATGTAAGCCAAGGAAAGATCGCTGTTCCTGTACATCACGGTCCAATCGTATCCTTCCTTCTGGCATACTTGAGCCACGGCTAGATGAATATCCAATGTCCGTTTCTTGAAGTCATCGAAATCATTAAAGTAAGTCTGGGTCTGTAGCATAGTAGCGTTAACCCCCTGTTTTACGCCCGTAGAACTCTCGTATCTGGTTGACTGACCCATTGCCTGCTCGGATATTCCTATCATCCTATAAGCCATCATATAGGCGTAAGAAGCCATTTCCATACGGGATCTTATCTGATCCGTATTAGTAAGATCATATACACCAAACTGGTTATATATGCTACTCATCTGCGGATTCTGGTAAGGATTATTCGTATCATTGCCACCTACGCCCATAAACGAGACGGACTTCACGATCTGCATGAAAGTAGCTAAAGCACCCTTCTTGTCCATCATATCCTTATATTCAGTAGGCAGGAATCCCAAGTCACCTAAGAAGAACTTACCGATCTCCTTCTCGGCGTTATTGTATAGCTGATTCATAGCAAGGTTATACATCATCTGGAACGGTTGTATGCGATCAGCGAGACTGGCCCCTATAAATCCAGAAACCGGAATGACATAATCATACAGACTGCTGTCACCATGTATCTGATGAGGTATTGGATCCCCACCGATATATATAGGCTTATCCATTAAATTACCTCCGGTGATCTTAACTCCAAACCTAACCTCAGGAACATACTCCAAGATATAGGTGTTCACCTCAGGATCACCAACAGCATCGGCCATAACCCTCTTTACTTTCTTTATGCCATTCTTCTCCAAGAATTCCGGGAGCAACTCATCGGTTACAAGTTCCTGATCAACCATTCCGGTCTCTGTCATATAAGTTATTAAGAATACCGGTTTCATGGATACCCAATATCCTTCCATAACCCTAAAAAGGCGAGAGTCTATCTCATATCTCTTGCCATCGGCCATTCCGGAGTTGAAATATCCAAAGGGATGGAAGCGGGGCAAGAAGCGGGGCTGGGTGTGTTCCTCCCCGTCCGGCCCGAAGGTATGGTACTCTCCCATCGGCACACCATAATAGTCCTCAGCGGCGACTATAGACTCATAGTCATGGTATCCTTTCCATGGAATAACCTCATTCTCATACATACCGGTAATAGACGGTTTCTTTTTCTTCCAATCATACCTAGCACCGTCATTAGATACCCATCCCTCATAATCATCGTCACCTCCCATAATCCGACGCTTGTCTTTGGCCGTCATCTTATGGCCGTATCTTGATATCAACTCAACACCCTCGTAATAATGAAGACGGCCTACATAAGATCCATATTGCGGGTATTTCACATCAGGATGGAAAACCTCCATCGGACTCCATACCTCCGGACGATAATAGTCGAAGCCAACGAAATGGTTCCGGAACATCTTTCCGCTAAGAAGACGATCCCTGTAATTCTCCCTGTCAAGCTCATCCATATAAAACCGGCTACGATCAGCCTCGATCGTATGATCTCCCCATACCGCCGCCTGCGTCTTCCATCTTGTACTCATGAACCTCTGGATATCATCAGGGGTCATAGACGCCTTGGCCTGTTGGATTTGCTGAACATAAGCCTGACGCTCCTCCTCGGAATTAAACTCATTGTATGTAGGATCAAGACCGGCCTCCACAAGACGCTGATTAACGATAATATCCCACTGTTCTTGTATATGACGATGAAGTAAGTTTGACATCGTATCCTCATACTCACTTATAGCCATATCCCCTACCTCGTTAACCGTATACTTATCCTGTAGGTTTGTCAGCCATCCCTCAAAAGCGTTTACGATACCACCTATGATATCATAATGCTTCAAGAAAGAAGGGATTCTTATATCACTCCTTAGCTTCTGCACGTTCCTTAGCTGAGGGATGACATCCGCCATCTCCATAAAAGATAACTTACCATCCGCCATCAGATAATAGTCACGGTACATCTGGTTGCGATCATACTGTTTCAACCCTATCGTCTCAAGAGCGTCCATACAATCCTCCTTCCATTTCCTGTTCTTTTTCTTCGTGGAAATAGCCTGAGGAGGTAATCCTAATAACGCTCCTTTTGCTGGAAACGAATGATCTCTATTAAACACTTCCATGATTATTCAATTTTATTTACAACAAAGATAGGCGTTTAATTGACATTCATTTACCTAAAAGCTCCTATAGATACCGATCCAAAGGCAGAGGCATATACCTCATGGTGTTTATAAGCGTCTTCCTTGCGGGCATTATTCATCTCCTCGATCTTCGATTTAGGCATGTAATTGTTATCGTCAAAATATCTGGCGAGAACCAACGCATGCCCGAACGCTATTATCCTATCGACGTTCAATCCGGGCTTATACTGTATTATCTCATCCAATAGGGCTATATCATCGATCAGCTCAATACCCTTGACAGTTATATCAAGACCAGTCTGATCATCATAACCGACAACGAAATCCTGCCAGCAATAATCCACCACGCAGGAGAAGAGCAGGTTCTGGTTGCCGGGGGTCGGGTATAGCCCCAGCTTGCTGTTCTGCCGGGAGCCGGCCTTCACATACTTATTGGCTATTGCCTCACCAGCAAACAGGAAGAAAGACGCTGGCATACCGCTTTTACGGTTAAGATACTGCTCATACATCTGGTCAGCGTTCTCCATAAGGCATATAGCCCCATATCCCTTCTGAAGCGCCTCGCACGTACGGCAAAACTGATCTATGGATGATGGACGAGATACATAAGAGGCAACTATTCTATAGGCATAAGGATCTCGAATACCAACACGTCTCTTGAATACATAAAAAGCACCTAATGAAGGGGTATCAGACTTGGCCTGTTTATAAGGGTCGCAATTGTGAACAGATATATTCCTTAATAAATAATTATTCGTATCACATTCAAAATTATACACAGGACCGGTATACTTTTCTTTAGTTATAGATGATATCCTGACATATATATACTTATTATCATTACTAATAAATATACCTGTGGAAGGACTTTTTCTTGTGCTGGTATCCATACATACTTTAGACAATTTAGATATATAATCAGGAGTTAATGTCTCAACCAACTTCCTGAAATACACAGTATAGTTATGGCCTATCCTTAAATGATAACATGATCTTTGAGATTTAACCTTATTGCCATCTATATATTCAGCCCTATTTTTTTTCATTATGGATATACCTCCAACTACTCCAAGAGATAACAATATATCCTGTATACCCTCAAGAAGATCCATACTGACACTTACGAAATCCATGCCCGAATAATTGCGAAAATCATTATGGATATATCCATCCGTATCCAGATATCCATGAATTAAACTAACCTTCATGCTAAACGGGAGGTATTTAGCAAATTCAGGAATATATTTACCATAACAATATTTACCAAAATTATTAACAAGCCACTCGCTTAGATAAACATGCTTAAAATTTAATTCCCAATTACCCTTCCTGCATCTCTCCGAAGGCTTAATACCAAAAAGATTATCTATAACCTTGTAATACCTATCCCTCTCTTCTGGATAGTCAAAACAAATAGCCATCTGTACACGACACTGCTTATCAATCCATCCATTCCCTAGCCACATCCCGACAAACCACCAAAAATCATCAGAAAGCATATAATCCCTAAATCCCGGAATATCCATCCTTTCTTCGGCATACATATTTGGGATCCTTGTCCACTGTCCCTCTTTTATATCCTTGACAGGTATGTAATCAAACTTGAATAAATCTTCCCTAACCCTTCTCCCTACGGTCTTATGATCAGAAACAAAAATAGGATGATCAGAAGTAAATCTATTTATTCTTACGCCATTATACATCTTTATCGAATAAAGATCCTCTTCGACCATATTTCTGACAAGTCTCTTGCGTATCCTAACATTATCCCCTTCATTATTAACCAAGAAATCATCATAGTCAACATCCTCTACATTCTTATATCCATCAGGGGTCAACACCCTTTCTCCGGGAGGCATACATCCTGCGACATAAATAAAATCATCAAACCTATTGGATTGAGGCATCTCGAATATCTGGACAGGAGCGTCAATAACACCGCCGCTAAACGGGAAACCGGCCAGTTGCTTATTCGACTTAGTAGTGCCAAGTTTATTTCCAGATTCAAGGAAAACATCACACAGCATGCCGCTATATTGCCCTGATTCAAGAAGATCATTCTTATGCTTGATAGCGTACTCGACCGGGAATAGGTTCTGTGATGAGCTTAAAAAACAGTCGTCGATCGTAAATGGATAGAACATGGTATGAGAGGTATAAGCTACCCTATCTTTCGTAGATAACTTCTTCCGTTCCTCGTTAAGCTTATTGGTACTGGCTTCAAAATCCGTGGCATCAATCTTAATCTTATTAAGCTTCTTGTCGTCAGGCTTATCCAAATAATGACCTAACCCTATCGTTCTCTTGACACCGGAGTTAGCCATCTGACCGGGGACAAACATCGCCCATTTCCGTTCTTTCCATGTTTTCCCTTTCATGGCTCTCCGATTTAAAATATCCCAGTCCATGACCAGAAGATTGTATGTATCAGGATCAGAGAACATCTCCTGAGCGTCCTTGGATAATTCCACCTCACCACCGGTACCAGCCAAGATCGGACTGAGACGCCAGCCGTAAGGAGTGTCGTATGACGGCATGGCGGCAGTGTACGGCTTCTTGATAGGTCCCTTACCTACCTCGTCGAAAATAGCCGTGGCTGGGGTCAGACCGGCAGTCTTCTGCGTGGATGTCTTCCTACCCATGTTGATATTGGCTATGGATATTATGGCATGAACATCACGAACCCCGTTGGACATACGCTTGCCTAAGGTGACACCAGAACTCCAATCGGTCTTGGTCCTGTTAATCCTGAAAAAAGGATGCACATGATCAAGTCCATACTCACAATACTCACCTATATTAGATAAATCGCTATCGCTGAAACCTACCACGGAATGACTAAGCCCGATCGTCATGGTAGCGTTCATCTGAAGAAGGGATGACATGATAGTCGTATTATGGGATACGACAAAATTAGTGGTAAGGAACTGATGGGACTTGTTATCGACCTCAATACAAGTAGCTTTATACTTCCCGTAATAATCTATATCGGATATCCTAAGCCTGTTATGGGTCTTAGATATATACATATCATCACCATCCATGACACAATAATACCCCATAGACCAAAATATTTTCCTTACAAAGGATATAATATACTCGCTTTTATAAACGACCTTAAAACGATCGTCACCGGTATTTATACCGCAAGCGATCTTCATAAACGATCCTATGAACAACTCTTTCTGTTTTTTGGATGAATAAATGACATCATCCATCTCCTTCTTGCTTAGCTCAAAGATCCTGTCGGTAGATCCACAAAGGAAAGAGGCGGTCAGAGACCCAAGGAGCTGGGGCGACATCAGCCACCGCCGCTCGGGGAAATCCACGGCCTCCCCTATGTCTATAGTCATCTTCTGGAAGTCAGAGTGGATGATACCCATAGTGCTCATGACTTTATAATAACCATGATATTTAACCTTCCACTGATGTTGACCGCAACATACTATACTGCGCCCGTCCTCAAACGTCACCTTATACATATCAACGAACCCTTGAGGGTATACGCCTACTATAGTCGTAAGCTTACCATCATCGCCATATATGATATCCCCGATATCAGCGAACCCTATCTTCTTAGGCCCATAAGGAGTATATATCAGCTCCGAGTCCAGAAGGGCCTTCCCAAAACGACGGGTACCGAACATCCCTAACCCTTTCTTCTCCTGACGGGCACGTTGGTACATCTCGGCGAAAAACCATTCATTGTCACGCAAACGACTGATCGCTGGCACACGTTCCCCGTTTGGAAGATCCTGGAATACGGGAAAGAAATTAACATGCCAATAAAGCCATGGCGGGATGAACGTACCGTTGATAGTTATCCCGTTCTTGACCTTATAAGCCTCCTCTGTAAAGAACTGCTTAACATCATCATCTTGATCCTCCCAGCCAAACAAATCGTTCCACACTGGAGGATTCTTCATGTTTACATAAAATTCTGGACTCGTGCTTAAACTCATTTCATAATATCCTTTAAAACAGACTCGATTCCACCAGAAACCTGACCCTTACGTTCCTTTTTCTGGACATTGCTTACAGACCTATATACATCCATGATCCCGCTCTTCTCCATATAAGAATCATTCCATGTATTTATCTTATCGATTAATTTTGATATGAAGTCAAATGCCCTAGCCATATCCTCCGGCTTCTCCTTATCCCAAGGATGTTTATCAATATAAGTCTTAGCGTCGTTTACGGCCTTAGCTATGACCTCAAGATTATCATTGACCCGATCAGCGTCCTTACTCGTCGGCTTTCGTCTTCCCTGTGGCATTGGCTTTCATATCCTTAAACTCGTTATACTGTTTCATAAGAAGCTTATAAGACTGAACAACCCCGATCTTACTTACTTCCGTCACGCTCATGTCATGGAACATATCCTCAAGCTCCTTGTCGGCATATCTCAGACGTTCCTTGTCATCATAAAACACAAATCCAGATGTCCTGTCTTCTATAATGCCCTTGGCGGTGGACGCATATGTCGTATCTAAATCCAGATCCATACCGAAGCTGGTAGCCAACTGGATTATGAACATCAACCTAGAATTGACTTTTACAGCCTCTATATTCAACATCTGTATCTTATGGGTCATCTCATGAAGAACGACAAAATCCTCCTCTTTTATCAACGAAGATGATTTAAGGGCTATCTTCTTAGTCCTATCCTCAATATCGCTATACAGACGCTTGCTCTCACGTTTTATGGCTATCCAATGCCTTATATGGGTATCCGCCTCTTCTTTAAGATAATCCCTGATCTCTTTTTTGATATCCTTATCCTCTTCCATTATAATCACACGTTATAATCATTATTATTTAATTCAATCTCATCACTGATGCTTTGGTCTATAGACCTCAATAAATCTCTGGTACTAACATCCCGCAAGAAGCGGACATTACCACCATTAGCCCTAGCTATCCTCCTTAAAGCGGAGTAAAGTATATCACCCAACGAATATTCAGGCAACTCACGGCATCCGACTTCCATGACAATAAGGGCATGGATACGGTCATCTATCTTGCTTCTTACGAGATTTCTCACGGCATTATTTATAAGCTTCCCCTATAATACGTAGCGGGAAATGTTTGAAATTACGTTCAGGATCGTCCTTAGTATAACCCATAAGAGATAGATGTTTCTCAAAATGACCTTCCGTATATTTTGAGGTATCTAACGTCATCCTAAATATAATTCTATTCTCATTGTCAGGATGTTTGTTATATGATACATCTCCCATACATCCACATCCAAGATGATGCTCCTTGACATGGAAACCATCATTATGGGTGATAAATAACACGATTTCTATCTTATCACCTATTTTCTGATCAAAAATATTTAGATAAAACTCGCTCTCATCATCCGTCAGTCCTATATCAAAGGAATCGTTAGGGCACTCAATATTAAAATCGTTATGATCGGCTGTTATCACCTCCATAGCATTCCATTTGGCTTTCTCACCCTCCACGAACTTCAACGGGCATACCTCTGTCTTCATCCAAGCCTTTTCCTTGATAAAGCAACCACACAGCGAGCATGCCTGTCTTCCCATCAATCTTTGCAGCAATACCTTAGCTGGTAACTTAAAGAAAGCTATATTAGAAGAGTTCTTAGGACATTTCTTGCATAAATAAAGACGATTCTTGTACCACTCCGGATAATCCTTCTCATCCTTAGGAATCCTGCCCAATAAACTGTCTTCCCAAGCTTGGGCTATTACTTGGGCTTTACCAATTGTTTGCATATTATTTTTTAAATTGTTGTTGTTGAAAATCCTGTAACTGTTCCCATGTCATACCATACCGGCATTGATACATAGCCTCATGGTTGTCGCGTATAAGGGGATCTCCGTTCTTCAATCCCTCCATACCCTCTATCACCTTTATCTTCTTATCCAGACAATCAAGCTCAATAGGCATCCTTTCGTCTGGATAACGATTACCCTCCTTGACATATATACGACGTATCTTATCACGTCTTACACGCATCTCACGGAGGTTGCATATAACATATCCGATAAACGGTATCCTGATAGATATATTATCGGTATATCTGGCGAGATGATGGATATAAGATACGGATGCTTTCATGCACCATTCGACCTGCTGCTTGGTAAACTTCCCTCCAGATCTTCTCACCACCTCATCGACAATATCCCTGTCGAACGAAATAAGACTCCTATCCATCGATATTCAATTTGTTTCTCTTGAATACGAATCCCATTACACGGGTGTCATCACCCTCTCCGTCAAGAACAAAATAATTACGTAGGCTTCTCATCTCAATAGACAGCTCACGGGTACGGAAATTTCCGTTCTTCTTGTCTACTAAAAAACCGCCACGCTTTAGCTCATTGTTAAGGACAGCGATATAAGATTCCTTCTGTCCATAACAATCCATATACTTGGCCCTGGTATCATCCGAGTATCCGTAGTTGATGTAGAAAGAAAGTAAGTTTATCGTCCTTTCAGTAATCAAGCTCCTACCCTTGGAATCCAGATAGCCGTTGTATATCCTTAAGAACTGCTGGATCATATCCAACCTAGTATCATAAGGCAACGCAAATACGAAAGCTTTCCTCTGTTCGGCCATATAAAATTAGTTTTCGACAAAACTACTTAAAAAAAATATCGTTGTCAAGAAATTATGCCATAATCAACATAATATATGCTGATTAGCATGTATTTACGAACATCCAAATAGGAAAAGGCGGTGGAAGTGGCGGAGGAAAGCCAGATAAGTCCACCGTAAGCCACGGCAATGAGGCCAGTGGAGCACAGGCCATACATGCCTCCGAGCGGCGGTGGACAGCCCTATCCTGCCTCACGGGACATGACCACACCTTTTCCCTTTGGATTCCTTCCTACCATGGGGCATGGAGCCTGCCGTAGAGGATACGGGCGGCCGGAGCGTGAGCGACCGCACCAGACCTCGCTTTTTGACCGGAAGCGCGGCGTG